CAAATAATCTTACTTCCGAATTAAATACGAGGAGAAAAATCAATGAGAGATTTATTAAAAGAAGCTATTGCTGACGCTAAAGCCGTACGAGAAACAGCACTAGCAAATGCAAAAATTGCATTAGAAGAGGCGTTCACGCCACGACTTCAAAGCATGATTTCTGCACGATTACGTGAAGAAGAAGAAATGGAAGAGCCAGAAATGACTGAAGAAGAAGAAATGGAAATGGATATGCCTGTTGAAGAAGGCGATGAAATGGAAATGGAAGAACCAGTTGCAGAAGGCGAAGATGAAGATTACATGGCTGAAGAAGATGAAATGGAAATGGAAGAGCCTGTAGCCGAAGAAGAAGAGATGGATGCTGAGTTAGAAGAAATCCTTCGTGAACTTGAAGGCGATGAAATGGAAATGGAAGAGCCTGTAGCTGAAGAAGAAGAGATGGAAATGGAAGAACCTGTAGCTGAAGGCGAAGAGGAAGAAGAAGTTTCTATCGAAGAAGTTATTCGCGCTTTACGTGAAGAAGAAGAAATGGAAGATGAAGAGCCTGTAGCTGAAGAAGAGTCTGCTGAAACTGAAAAAGAATTGGCTGAAGCTATCCGTGTTATCAAATTCTTAAAATCAAAAATTAATGAAGTTAATCTTCTTAATGCAAAACTTTTGTTCTCAAACAAATTATTCAGAAATTATCCGTTGTCTGAATCACAAAAAGTTAAAGTAATTGAAAACTTTGATCGTGCTCGAACAGTACGTGAAGTTAAATTGGTATACGGAACAATTTCAGAGTCGTTAAGAACGGCAAAAACAAAACGACCTATCGTTAAAGAAAGCTATGCATCTCGACCAAGCAAATCTACAGCTCCTAAAAAAGCTATCCTGTCAGAAGGAAATGATTTAGCTGCACGTTGGAAAAAATTAGCTAACTTAAAGTAAAACAAAAAAAGGAAAGAAAAAAATGAACTTGAATTCTTTATTGCCTCATCAAGCTCAATCTACTCAAAACTCAGCTGCAATTGCCTTGGAAAAGAAATGGCAACGCACAGGCCTTTTAGAAGGTATGGGAAATGAGATCGAGCGTCGAGGAATGGCGGTTCTATTAGAGAACCAAGCGCGTCAATTGGTGACAGAAGCTAATGCTACTGCAACTTCAGCTAATGCTGAGCAGTGGGCAGGTGTTGCTTTACCATTAGTACGTCGTATCTTTGCTGAAATCGCAGCAAAAGATTTTGTTAGCGTACAACCAATGAACCTTCCATCCGGACTAGTATTCTATTTAGATTTTAAATACGGTACTGCTCAAGGAACTGCCGCATCGACTGCGGGTGGTAACGATTTCTTGACTGGTCAAGGTCGTCAATCTCAAGGTGATTCAGTATTTGGTATTACTGATGCTGGTGGTAAAGGTACTAACGCAGCTGGTGGAACTGCTCCATCTGAAGGTCTTTACGGTGCTGGACGTTTTGGTTATACAATCAATGATGTTACATCATCTGCATTGACATTAACTAATAGCGTAACTACGGCTCGTACAGGATCTGTTGCTGTCGGAACTGGCGTATTTTCAAATGGTGGTAACTTGACTGGTGCTCAATTTGATTACTTCACTAATTACAATGCTGAACTTTCTGCATCTGTTGTTTCAAATGCAGCTGGACCATTTACTGTATTATCAATTCCAACTTCATCTTTGAGCAATCCTGATTTGAGCGGTGTTCGTGCATTTAACATTCAAGGTACTAACGTAGATGCAGTTTATCCTGAATTTACTCGTATCTCATATGACCGCGGTCACGTTGAGTTCTTGATTGAAGCTGATTCAGATGCTAACAACATCACTGCTATCTATCAGAAACAACCAACTGATTCTACTCGTGGTGATTTTGAAGATCCAACTGCAATTGGTAACAACACAAATGGAAACTTGGAAATTCCAGAAATCAACTTGGAACTTCGTTCTGAAGCAATTGTTGCTAAGACTCGTAAGTTAAAAGCAATCTGGTCTCCTGAATTTGCTCAAGACTTAAATGCATACCATTCAATTGATGCAGAAGCTGAATTAACATCTATGTTATCAGAGTACATCTCACAAGAGATTGACCTTGAAATCCTAGACATGTTGATTCAAAATGCTCAAACTGTTGAGCGTTGGTCTGCAAAAATTGGTTTTGATTGGGATGCAGCTTCTAATTCATTTGCTCAGTCAAATGCAACTGCTCAAGCATACAACCAAGGAACTTGGTTCCAAACTCTTGGAACTAAAATCCAAAAAGTATCAAACAAAATTCATCAGTTAACATTACGTGGTGGTGCAAACTTCCTAGTATGTTCTCCAACTGTTGCAACTATCCTTGAGTCAATCCCAGGATATGCAGCTGATACTGATGGCGATAAAATGCAGTTTGCAATGGGTGTTCAAAAAGTTGGTTCTATCAACAGTAGATTCCAAGTTTATAAAAACCCATACATGACTGAAAATACAATCCTTATGGGATATAGAGGTTCTCAATTCCTTGAGACTGGTGCGGTTTATGCTCCATATGTTCCTCTAATCATGACTCCATTAGTATACGATCCTAACAACTTTACACCAAGAAAAGGTGTTATGACTCGTTATGCTAAGAAAATGGTTCGCCCTGAATTCTACGGAAAAGTATTTGTAGCAGGTCTTGACACTATTTAATTAGTTGTTAGTAATTGACAATTGACAATTGCTTAATGCGAGAAAGGGAGGCTTCGGTCTCCCTTTTTTACTATCGCAATATTGCTAATTACATATTTATATTAAAAGGAAGTGCATGTCAGCAGGAAGATATTCTTTTGTTATAGAACAAGGAGCTACATTAGATTTAGAAGTTGTATATAAAGATTCATCTGGAATACCTATCAATTTGTCCGGCTATACCGCTGCAATGCAGATACGAGATTCAGTAGGCGGAAGTACATTACATGCCACGTTGACATCTAGTTTTGGTGATATGTATGCAAAAGCCTCCGGTTCATCATTTATAAGCTTATCAGGTAGTAATTTAACCACACCACAATCATCAGGCAGTATTGGCATTTATATAGGACATGTAGTTACGAATGGATTTACTTTCAATGAAGGTTATTACGACTTAGAACTTACTAATGGACAATCACGTGTCAGATTATTAGAAGGTAAAGTACAAGTAACTAAACAAGTAACCACAGCGTAATGAGCATATCGATAAATAAAAATATCAATTCTGTAGTAATCGCTCAGCCAGCAGCTAGCTTGATAATTACTGATAATCGTAAAGGAACTACAGTTACAGTTTCTCGTACGCCAGATATAATTACTGTTACTAATTTATCTGGTTTACAAGGACCTAAAGGTGATACTGGACCACAAGGACCGGCAGGGTCAGGCACATTTCAAACCGGTAGTTTTTTCATATCCGCATCGGTTGCAAATGCTGTAATAACATTTACTAAAGGTGATGCCAGTACATCATCAGTGACAGTTAACAATGTCGTATCAGCATCATATGCACAAACCGCTTCATATTACGCAGAAACAGATCCTATATTTGTTGCAAAATCTGGATCATTTGCAACAACTGGTTCTAATCAATTTAATGGTAATCAAACTATAACAGGTTCTCTTATTCACGGATTAGAGGGGAATATAGCAACCGGAGTACAATCACATGCTGAAGGAAGTATTACTAAAGCAATAGGAGACTATTCACATGCTGAAGGAGATAATACACAAGCAGTAGGACATTATTCACATGCTGAAGGTCAAGAAACAATAGCATCAGGTTCATATTCACACGCTGAAGGTTATGGAACAATCGCATTAGGTGATAGACAACACGTAACGGGTCAATATAATTTTGTATCACCCGTACAATCTGCTTTTATTGTAGGTAATGGTACTGATAATAATAATAGAAGTAATCTTATATATGCTGCAGGAAATGAAGTACAGATATCAGGCTCTGTTACTGCACTGTCTTTTACAGGATCACTATTTGGTACTGCAACTAACGCGTTAAGTTCATCATACGCACTTACGGCATCATATGCATTAAATGGTAGTGGATTAGGATTTCCATTTTCAGGTAGTGCAGTTATTACTGGTTCATTAGAAATTAAAAGTAATGTCAATGATATTTTTATAATCAAAAACTTTGACAATCAGCATATATTAACAGTATCTCAAAGCGGCGTCATAGTCATCGCAACTCAAAGTATAGATCCTACAGGAACGGCTCCGAACGGTGCAATATATTTTACATCATCATCATTCTTTATAGGATTAGATTGATTTTAGGTATAGTGCATATTTATTATTGTATAACAAACGAGGAAATATAAATGGCAACTTGGAAAAAGGTAGTAGTATCAGGTAGTAACATTTCGCAATTAAATAACGATGCAGGATATTTAACATCAGTAACGACGCAAAATTCATTTGCTACAGCATCGTATGACGGCACATTATTATTAGCTAATGGTGCTAATGGAAACTTAACCTTTGCATCTTCATCAGGACAAGGTTTAACTATTTCGGCAAATCCTCTCGCTGATACATTAACGTTCGGTTTAAGTCTTATTCCAAATGCTAGCTTATCTAATTCTGAAATAACAATTGCTGGTATTTCTGTTGATTTAGGCGATAGTATCACGCTAGCACAAATATTAGCCGGCAGTACGGTTATAACTTCATCGGTATTAACAAGTCCAGCGCAAGGCCAAGCACTACTTACAAACAATGGCGTTGCTGGATCAACTATAGATTTAGGTCTAGAAACTACAGATTCACCAACCTTTGGTGGTTTAACATTAACTAATGGTAACGCTGCAATTAATAATGGCACATCAACAGCAATTACAACTAACGGTACTACGGCGGCTGTATTTAATACAAATGCAACAACTGTAAATGCCTTTGGTGCAGCAACTACTGTAACTATCGGTGCTGGTACTGGCACCACTACAATAGGCAATAGTTTAGTTGTAACAGGAGATCTAACTGTTAATGGTACATTGTCTTACATTAACACTACAGATTTGTTTGTTGAAGATAAATTCATCCTGTTAGCATCAGGTTCAGCAACAGCAGGCGATGGTGGTATTGTAATCGATCGCGGATCAGATGTGGCTGGTAACATTGCATATGGTTATGATTCTGCAACTGATCGTTGGGGATACCAGTCAGGACTTACTGATGCTACTAATGCATTAGATACAACATCTGCCTCAGGTGTGAGTGGTTCATTTGCTCCTTATTTATTTGTAGAAGCAAACCATGGAGCTGTTAAACCTGAAACCGGTGAATTTGCAGTGGCTGGTGCAATGTATGTTTCTACCGGTGGTGATTATTGGATTTATGCATAAACAACTTTTTAATTAGCTATGGGAATTGTAAATAAAATAATAGGAAAAGATAACAAACCATCACCGGTTGATCCTAATGCTCTTACAGTAAAAGAGCTTGAATTTTTACTTAATATGTTACGTGAGTCAACACTTAAAGGTGATCAGGTAGAGTTATTTTATAATCTTGCAATAAAGATTCAGAATCAATATATAAAGCAATCAGAAAAATAATAAGTTATGGACATGTTTTCAATCAATCTCACACCACAAGAAATTAGTGTGTTACGTCAATCATTAGATACTATCACATTGTCAGGTAAGGATGCAAAATTTATAGCATCATTGCAAATTAAACTTGAGCAAGCGCTTGGAGAAATTCAGAAACAAGTTAATACTCCTCCAGTTAAATCTGGTAAAACGACAAAATAAGATATTTATATTAAATGTTGTAGGCCGAAAGGAAGTGGGCACACGCACGGCATAAGTGTATGTAACCAACCACGACAATTAAAGGAACATGTATGCCAAATTGGAAAAAAGTCATAGTATCAGGCTCTGACGCCTCGTTAAATTCATTAAATGTAACTAATGGAGTTACAATAACCGGATCACTAAATGTAACGGGTTCGTTTAATTTACAAACCTACAATGGAATAACTGATGTAACTGCAATATCATTTGATGGTGTTACTAGAGTTATTAATGATGTAATGGGATCAACAAGCATTAATGCTGATGATAGAGATCTATATGATAGTAGTACTATACTTAGTGTCGCATGGGATGGTCGTAGATTAGTTGATACTGTGAGTTCGCAGTCAGTTAACTGGAACGATCGATTGCTAAAAATAAATAATGAACATGCGGCATTCACAGTTAATTGGGGTGGCGGACTGCTACGAGATACAAATTACATCAATTCAGTAGACTGGCAAAACCGGATTACTATTGACACTGGAACTAAAACTTCCATAGACTGGCAAAACCGGATTACTATTGACACTGGAACTAAAACTTCCATAGACTGGCAAAATCGACAACTTAAAAATAGCAGCGGAAATGAAATACTTAACTGGCAACAAGGTGTATCAATAACCGGTTCCACAATCACATCCGGTAGCTTCACATCATATGGTTCGTTCATAGTAACTGATCCTCAGGGAATAGGCTCCGCGGATTTAGGAGCTGCTCGAATATTACGCGACCAATATGGTAATAGATCTGTGAACTATAGAGATCGACTCTTGCATGATGATAATGATGTCACTGCAGTCGACTGGCAGTACCGAAAGCTTTCCGATCGGTACACATCCGGATCGATCAATTGGAACTCACGCGTATTAACAGATAACACGGAAGTCTCTGCATTAGATTGGGGTGTTCGCGAAGGTTACAATGCCACTGGCACAACGACGCTTGATTGGGGCAGTTTGACGTTATTCGATGCTGCCGGCACGCCGTCTGTTGACTGGCGAAATCGAATTTTACGTGATGATGCTGGCACAGCTAGACTTAGTTGGAATGCTAGTTCATTAATGTCACAGATAAATCATAATGCGTATAGTACCAATAATATCGGTCTTACCACAGAAGCTGAACCGCTAGCAAATTATTCAAGTTACGGAAATGCATTTGCTCCCGCAGGTGAAATCATCAATGATGTTACATTCGATGTAGGCGTATCAGATTATGATCTGGTGTCATTGGACGCCAACGGGCAATGGTATCAAACTGCCATGAATAGCCAGATTGCTTTCAAAATGCTCGGTATTGCTTTCAACGTTGGTGGGGATAACAGTGTGTTACTTGAAGGCCATATGGTTGTTTCTTCCGGTTCAAACGGAGCACCAAAAATATCAAATCTCACAAAAGGTAGCGCAGTTTATATGAATACGACATCATCTGGCATTTTCATGTCAAATACAGCACCGGTAGCTACTGGTCAAACTGTACGGTTATTAGGCCATGTGTATTATAACAGTACCAATGATAACACGTGGTATCTAATGAAGTTTCGACCATCTAATGATTGGGTGACATTGTAATGGGATCATTCATAAACGGCATACCAGTATCTATGATTTCCAACATGAAAGGAATTGCCGCGGTATCAATAAAAAACATTGGCGGAATTGATACTCGTAAAATTAGCGATTGGCCAACATATGATTCGCCACCGCCTAGTTGTGCCACGCTGTTATTAGGTTATTCTAGTCCTAGGTCTGGCCCGCCAGCTCTTGCATGTAGCGCCGATCCTATGCCGTATGAACTTGATCCATTAACTAACATTTTATACACTGAAGGCAATTGTGGCAATGCAGAAGAATTAGCGAAAGGCGGATTCTATTCAGATGGTGTGATGATATACACAATTGGACCGGACGGTACATTTATGGATTTAAGACCATGCGATGGTTAACATAAAATGACATGTGTCTGATATTTATATAAAAGGAAATATCATGGCAGTAAACATTCCTATTTGGCCCGGCTCCTCCAGCTTTTTTCCAGGTGATACTCCATTTGGAATTTATGATTATGACTCAGACTTTCAATCCGAAGTTGACAAGTTTGCAGATTGGAGTGCAAAACGATTAGGATATCCGTTATCTGAAATTGAATTGCAAGCAATTAATTTTTATGCTGTATTTGAAGAAGCAATTACTGAGTACGGTGCTCAATTAAATACATATAACATTCGTGACAACATGTTGAATCTATACGGTTCAGCTACCGGATCAAATCTGAGCGGTCAAAAAGTTTCTACTAATTTAGGCGGTATCATAGAGCTATCAAATGAGTATGGTGTTGAAGCAATGACCGGCGGAAATGTAACATATTACACTGGAAGTTTTGCCGTTGTTAATAACAAACAGATATATGACCTTGGCGATCCAAACATAGTTAAACTAGAAAATGGAACTCCTGGAACTACTCAGATTGAAATCAAACGTATTTATCATGAGGCTCCGCCAGCATTAGCTCGATTCTTTGATCCATTCATCGGTACCGGTATTGGTACTCAGCAGATGTTAGATGCGTTTGGATTTGGCTCATATTCACCTGGTGTATCATTTATGATGATGCCAGTATATGCTGACATGTTGCGTTTACAGGCAATTGAATTCAATGATGCAGTACGTAGGTCAGCATATTCATTCCAATTGTCAAACAATCGAATTCGTATATTTCCAATACCAAATGGTACAGCATATACGCGAGTACATTTTGAATACATAGTTAAAGCTGAGAGGAGCAATCCTTTGAAAGGAGCCACTGGTACTGTTTCTGATTTTTCAAACATTCCATATCAGGATGTCACATATTCATTCATCAATGTGGTAGGTCGACAATGGATTCGTCGATATGCTCTGGCATTGTCAAAAGAAATGCTAGGTTATGTGCGTGGTAAATATGGTTCAATTCCAATTCCAAATGCCGAGATAACTTTAAATGGCGGTGATTTGATATCAGCTGCGCAAACTGAAAAAGAAGGTTTAATAACTGAACTGAAAGAAATATTGGATTCAATGTCACGCCAATCACAGTTAGAACGAAAACAAGCAGAAGCAGATGCATTGACAATGCAATTAAATAAAGTGCCTTTGCGCATTTATATAGGATAACATCATGGCAATGTTTGGTTCAGCACGAGATGCGTCACTTTTACGGTCATTGAACCGTGAACTCATCAATCGATACATTGATATGGAGATTGGATACTACAAACTGAATCTAGCAGCTACAAATTCAAATATATATGATGAATCAGATAATAAAGTATACTATGATATACTACGCATCAATTCCATTATATTAAAAGATACAAAAACAACTCAAAGCGATGATTACGGAATTGATTATGTACGAAATGGTACATTTGCATTTCTACGAGATGATTTAGTGCCACGAAACATTGTAATGGAAGTCGGCGATATCATTGAATATGACGGCGAGTATTTTGAAATTGATAACACATCATCTACTCAGTATTTCAGAGGTACAAATCCAGACCGCGATTTAGGCTTTGATTTAGGATTGCGTGGAGAATTTGGTTGGCCAATATCAGTTGTTGTTGATGCGCATGTAACCAGAAAGAATCGATTGAACATACAGTCATTCCGATCTGGTATTAACAAATCAAATAACTTGCCAAGGAACTTATGAGTGAGATAGAAAGAAACAGAGAACTTAAACGGTCATATAGTTCCTATACAGACAACCGCGATCTCTTTGCAAACACAACTAAACGGCAAGTCGATCAGATACGCCGCGATGATGATGTTATTAAGACGTCAAAATGTACTATCATTGACATTGACTTTGCTATCATGTCATACATTAAAGAAACTATACAGCCACAGATCATTGAGAACAATGCAATAATAGATGTACCAGTATTTTACGCCAACGGTGAAAAATGGGCACAATATCAGAAACGAGGTTACATGTTAGATGACCGCGGTAAGATATTAACGCCTTACATTGGACTACGTAGATCATCAATTGCCGATAGACTGCAGATGTTAGGTGTTAACCGTGCACCTGCCGGATTCCAATTGACTCATGGTAACAAGTTCACATTGCGTAACAAGTATGATCGCTTTTCTGTACAGCAAGGCATTAAACCTGTACAAGAATATTACATATCAAATGTGCCAGAATTTATAACAGTATCATATGATCTGCTAATATGGACAGAATATACAGATCAAATGAATGCTATTATAGAACAGATAATGCCATTGAATGGTTATGCTTGGGGAACAACATGGAAATTTCCGACTACCATATCTGATTATACATTTGATACAGTTAACACCACCGGAGAAGATCGATTGGTTAGAGCTTCAATGCCATTGTCTGTACAGGCTACTATGTTAATGGCATCTGAATTGCGTGCTGCAAACCTACGTAAAATGTACTCAATCAAGAAGATAACATTTGGTAATGAAACCGAAACATTCAATCCAGAAATAGATAATCCACCTCCTGGAGGTTATCGTTAATACCCGTATATTTATATTAAATAAAGGAAGTTATGTCAGAAACAAATGTTATTCAACCAGAGCATCTAGGCGAAATCAATTCAATTCGTGAACAAAGTACAGAATTAGTTTATCGTTTAGGTCAAATTGAAATGGAGTTAATTGCAGCTAATCAGCGATTAGATGAATTGCAAAATGCAAAAGTGGCAGCAATTAGCGAATATAAACAATTGCAAAATAAAGAAGCCGAACTAGTTAAAACGTTAACTGAGAAATACGGCACCGGTACATTAAATATTGATTCAGGCGAATTTATTGCATCTTAACGCATGTTTGGCTCTGTTATTAGATATTTATATGTAGATAAATTAAATTAATAAGGAGCAAAATAATGGCTGAAAGAATAGTGTCGCCTGGTGTATTTACGAGAGAAGTCGATCAATCGTTCTTACCCGCAGGTTTAGCTGCAATCGGTGCTGCAGTAATTGGACCAACTGCAAAAGGTCCTGCCGGTATTCCAACCGTAGTAACAAGTTATTCTGACTATCTTCAGAAATTTGGAGGAACCATTACTAGTGGATCCGGTGCTGTACAAGGTAGTTACAAATATTTAACTAACTACATGGCACAAGAATATCTTAAGTATGCTGATACATTAACAATTGTCAGAATTTTGGCAGGCGGATATGGACCAGCTTCTGCCGCAGTAACATGTTCAGGTGTAGGTGCAAATGCATTTTCATTGTATACATTATCTGATGGGGCTGATCAAAACAGTACTGGTGCAGAAGGTTCAAATAATACATTGACAAATGGTACGGTAAATAATTTACGTTGGGAAATCACCGGCGTAAACAATACCAAAGGTACATTTACATTGTTAATTCGTCGCGGTGATGATACTGGTAAACGAAAAATCATTCTAGAACAGTACAATAACTTGACATTAGATCCAAATTCAAATAACTATATTGCTAAAGTCATCGGCGATCAAGTATATACATTAAGAGATTCTGGTACTACTGATCCATTCTTGCAATTGTCAGGTTCATATCAAAATCGTTCAAATTTTGTACGTGTAGAAGTTAGCCGTACAACTTATAACTATTTAGATGCTAACGGAAACATTCGTGATAATGCTTTATCAGCTTCATTACCAGCTGCAGTTTCTGGAACATTCTCCGGAGGTTCTGATGGTAATGTGGTTCATCCAATTGCATTTTATGATGAGATCTCAAATACAAATACTCAAGGATTCAATTTAGGTCAACCTGCAAGTGGTAGTACATCATATACTGATGCAATCTATCTATTGAAAAACCAAGACGAATATGATATCAACTTATTGGCATTGCCAGGATTAGTAGATAACTTTTCAAACCATTCAGCTATTCTTACCACTGCATTAACTGCGATGGAAGATCGTTCAGATGCATTTTTATTGATCGATCCAGTTGAATATGGGGCATCAATTGGCCAAGCAACAGCAAAAGCTGAATCACGTGATACTAATTATGCTGCTACTTATTGGCCATGGGTTAAAATTCCAGATGTAGATTTAGGACGTAATGTATGGGTACCAGCATCTACTTTGATTCCAAGTGTGTATGCATTTAATGACCGAGTAGCTGCTCCATGGTATGCTCCTGCAGGTTTAAATCGTGGCGCATTAGATATCGCTGTTCAAACGGAACGTAAATTGACTCAATCAAATCGTGATACATTGTATGAATCAGCTGTGAATCCAATTGCAACTTTCCCTAATGCAGGTGTTGTTGTTTATGGTCAGAAAACATTACAAAAGAAATCATCCGCATTGGATCGTGTAAACGTTCGTCGTTTGTTGATCGCCGCTAAGAAATTTGTTGCATCGGCTACTAAATATCTTGTATTTGAAAACAATACAGCAGCTACTAGAAACAGATTCTTATCAATCGTTAATCCATATTTTGAATCAGTACAGCAACGTCAAGGTTTGTACGCATTTAAAGTAGTAATGGATGATACAAATAATACACCAGATGTAATTGACCGAAATGAAATGAGAGG